GTGTGATCCTCGTCCGGGGCCCACAGCAGCCCGTCCACTTTCGTGGTGTCGGCGTCTGCCCAGGGCAGCCACTCGTCCGCGGAGTAGGTGAGTGGCGTCAGGTGCGGAAGCTCCGTGTCCGCGCCGAGCGCACCAAGGGTGCCGACAGCGATGCCGTTCTCGGCGGGGAAGGCGCGCAGGTTCGGGGTCTGGGAAACGGCGTCGCCGTACAGTTCTTCGGGTTGCAGAGCCATGGTTCAGTCTCCTTCGATGTGGGAGTCGGTCAGGGCGAGGTTGGGCAACTAGCCCTGGACGACGCGCATGCCCTGCGACGCGCTGCCCATGTGGGAGTTCATCAGCTTGGCGATCTCCAGCCCCTCGTCGAAGGAAGCCTTGGCGAGATCGTCTTCCGTGGTGCGCGTTTCGCGCTGCGCCGGAGCGTTGGAGCGCCGCTGCGCTTTGAACAGCTTGACCTGGAGGGCGCGCACTTCCGCGGAGTCCTCGTCCTTCGCCGGGATGTTCGCTTCGACCAGCTCCGCCACCGAGACGGGCGGCTCGGCGAGCGACTTGCGCAGCTCGGCCAGCTTGTCCGCGGTCATCTCACCAGAGACGATCGCCTTTTGCAGCTCGTAGCTGCGGAGCGTGCGCTCGTAGTCGGCGAGCGCCTGCGCGTCGAGGGGGTCCCCGGTGAACGTCGGGGGCGTCAGCGTGGCCGGCGCGGCCTCTTGCTTCGGCTCGGGCTTGGGGGCGGTCGGGACCTTCGCGGTCATGGCCGCCTCCACCGCACTCTTCACCAGCTCCGCCACCTTGGCGTCCTGCGCGGCGAGCACGGCTTGCAGTTCCTCTTTGGTCATGTCGATCTCCTGCACGCCGCCCAAGCGGGCGGCCACACGTTGACTCGCGGCCTTGACATCGACCTGCTCGACGGCCGCAGGGCCGAACAGTGAAACTCCGTCCCACTCGCCGTTGCGATACGACTCGCGCAGGTTGGGATCGTCGATCTGTAGCTTGACGGCCCAGCCGCCGGTCACGTCCACCGGCTCGCCGTCGTACCCGGGCCACGCAGCGAAGCGCGCATCGCCGGGCTGGATGATGAAGGACTCCTTGACGAACGCGGCGTCGCGCGCCAGCACTTCGCCGTCGTGCTCGATGTCGAGCTGCGCACCCTCGCGCATGAAGGAGTGGGCCATGCTCTCGATGGCCCGCATGGTGTCCGCGAAGTCACCGTCCGCGTCGGGCAGTCCCAGGGGGTAGGCCACCGCCAGCAGCTCGCCCTTCTCGGGATCCCCCTTGGTGAGGGTCGCCCACTCCGCCGTGCCGTCCGACTTGAAGAGGGTCTTGAGGCCGTTCTTGCCGCGCTTGCAGAGGGCCAGGCGTTTGACGGTGGCGTGCTTGATGCGTCGCATCAGGTCCCCTTCTGACGACAGATAGGCCGCCACCTTGACAGGAGGGCGACACGAGGCTGCCAAGTTGGCAGGGCGCTGGGAACGGTCGTGAACAATCCGCGAATTTCGGCTGCCATTTTGGCAGACGGTTGGTAGCCTAACGGGGGGCGGAGCGATCCGTCCAGAGGAAAATCGGATTTTCTGACACGAGGGAGCCCCTACCCCGGGACGCTGGGGAGGGGCCTCCCGCCACCCTGACGAGGGCACCATGACCGAAGCGAGCATCCAAGGGCCCCAGGGGGCCACCCCCAGCGAGTCCAAGCTGATCCGGGTCGCCCGGGACACCCGCGACATCCACGGCGGGGAGGGGTCGCACCTGTTCTCCCTGCTCCAGAAGGCCGTGAAGGTCTCGCAGGGGAACCCCGAGGCCGCCGACACCAACGCAGGCATCGTGGTGGGCGTCAAGTGCCCGCTCATCAACAAGGCGGTGTCGCGCGAGCTGCGCGACTTCAACGCCACCCACGCTATCTGCATCGACGCCAAGAAAGCGTCCAGCGTCGGGCTGGGGCACCGCGACCAGAAGATCCACGAGGTGCTCGACCCGCTCACGCGCTTCTCGTGGCAGGACGTGCTCGACGCGGTGGCCGATGACTACTGGGAGACGGGCGAGGGGTTCATCGAGGTGGTGTACGGGGACGAGGATCCGACTGTCATCACCGGCCTGTACCACCTGGAATCGTTGCAGGTCCAGATCGAGGTGGAGCAGGAAGACTCCAGCGAGCTGTACCACTACCTCGTCGAGGGCGACGACTGCGGCGACACGCGCGTGATGGCGAAGTGGGGGGACCTGGCCGACCTCAAGGCGCGCTTCGGTGTCAGCCAGGGCGAGGGCGGCGAGGGGCTCCCGGAGGAGGCTACCCGTAATGCGAACGACGTGGTGCAGCAGAGCCGCAGCGCACAGTCCGTGTCTGGCGCCATCGTGAACAGCGAGGTGATCCACATTCGCCAGGCCACCAACCGCTCGCGCTACTACGGCTATCCCGACTACATGAGCGCCGTGCCCAGCATCGAACTGGTTCAGTGCATGACGCAGCACGAGTTCGACTTCTACTTCAACCGCGGCGTGCCGGAATTCATGCTGTTCCTGATCGGCCCGAACGTCGGGTCGTGCTGGGAGAAGATCGAGCAGCTCATCAAGTCGAACCAAGGCATCGGCAACTCGCACAAGACGGGCGGCGTCCACATCCCCGGCAGCCCCGAGGACACCAAGGTGCAGATCGAGAAGCTGGCCATGGAGGACGCAGGCAACAGCGGCTTCTCCGAGAAGTCGGGCACCCTCGACATGCGCATCGCCACCGCCCACGGCATGCCTCCGCAGCTCGCGAACATCGCGCTGCCCGGGAAGATCGGGGCGGCGAACGAGGGGCCGAACGCCATGCTCACCTTCCAGATGCGCAAGCTGGGACAGGCCCAAAAGAACTTCTCCCGCATCTTCGCTTGCACCCTCGGCCTGGAGGGCACCAAGCTGGCGCAGCCCGAGGGGCAGCCGGTCAGCCTGACCGCCGCACAGTTCCTCGGCGTAGGCGCCAAGCCGATGTCGGACGACGGCGTGCCGCAGTTCGTCCAGCCGGGCAACGGGTTCAACACCATCCTGGACGGGATGACCCTCGGCGAGCGAGACACCATGGCGTCCATGAAGGAGCCTCTCGCTGGCTCCGGCCGCAACCCCTCCGACGGCAAGCTGTCCGGCGCGCGCGACCGGCAGGCGGGCGACCCCCGCCAGACCCGGGGCCCTGGGACGGGCAAGTAGATGATCGACGGGCAGAAGATTCTGCGCCAGGTGCTGGAGGCTCTGGGGCAGAGCGAGCTGGCCCTGGTCCGGGGGAAGATCGGCTCGCGCACGCTGCGCAACGCACTGCGGTTGATCGTCAACGAGTCCGAGGAGCGCGCGGACCTGTTCATCCCGCACTACTGGGCCGTCTACTACCACGACGGGCGCGGCAGGGTGAGCCCCGTGAACGCCCGCAAGCTGGTGTTCTTCGACAACCCCCGCGACGACCCGCGCTACCCCACGCCGGAGCGCGAGTCACAGGTCAAGCACCTCACCAAGCGTCAGTACGAGCGCGGCCTGGAGATCAACCAGGAGCGTGCGGCGCGCGGGCTGCGCCCCTTCATGTACGTGGTGGACAGCGTGGGCCCCTCGCGGCCCCGGCCGTTCTTCCGCGAGCTGGAGCGCGGGGCGGCGATGCGCGCGGGCGGCATCGTGCCGAGGGTGTTTGAGGACGAGCTGATCCGGCAGCTTGAGGCCGACGGGACGCTCAAGCCGGAGCGCCGGGTGGCGGACTTCCGCCTTGGGTAGCGCCCTTGATGTCGAGCCCTACGCGCTCCGGCACCATGAGGCAGATGTAGCCCTTCGGGGCCCCGGCGGGGCGCACGTACCCGGCGGCCCCCTTCCAGGTACGCTTGGAGAGGACGTGCCCGTTCTCCGCAGCCAGCACCAGGATCAGGTCGTCGCCGTCGCGGACGACGGACTGGACGTACCTCACTTCGGGCCCTCTCCCGTGCTGCGCGCCCTGCGCTTTGCACGGTCTTGCAATGCCTTCTGATAGTGGCCATCCAAGTCTTGCCGCTCGTCCTCTCGGATGCGGCGCATTATCTCACGCAGAACAACGTGCTGGCGCCACGTCTCTACCCCCGCTTCCCAAAGCCAGCCGACGAGGCCGCGCAGCACGATGATCGGCAACAGCGCCACCCACAGCACCCACTTGATGCGACGCATCACACCTCCAGCATGGCCTCGCGGGCGGCCAGTTCTTCCGAGTTGATTTCCCAGTAGTACCCGCCGAAGCTGGCTACGTCGGAGATGGCCACCTCGTCCACCTGGACGTGGCGGTGGCGCGGGAACAGGCGCACCACGAGGAACGACTCCGCCCAGCCGTGCGAGGCGATGGGGCCGGGCAGGTAGCCCGCGGCGATGGCCGGGGGGTAGCCCATGCAGCCGGTCTGCCACCAGCGCAGCGGCCCCGTGGCGAGCGAGCCGCCGGCCGCGCTCTTGGGGTCGTGCAGGTGACCGTTCGTGCCGTTGGTCATAAAGCGCGCCAGGTGCTTGGCCGGGGCGTCCTTGCCGCACAGGA